AAAGTATTTACTGAACATTGCTGATCGTGATATGCTTGTTGGTAACCTGTGCAACTAGTACTGTATAGAGGATTTACCGAACACTGTTGATCTGTATACGCAGTTTGATATCCAGGACATGAATAATTAAAAAGAGGATTGATTGTGCACTGCTGAGTAAAGTAAGCAGTTTGATACCCAGGACATGTAGGATCAAATAATGCGCTAATAGTACACTGTTGAGTTCTATACGCTGCTTGGTATCCAGAACATGTAGTTGATGATAGTGGATTAATTACACATTGATCAACTGGAGCAGTTCCATTTGCTGACCAACTTAATCCTGTTGATGGAGTACTAAATCCTTGACCATGGTAGTATTGAAAGTATTCGCCATTGGCAAGATTGCCTGTCATACCAGCAGTAACTGTATGCTGACTAGAAACAAATGTTCCGCCATATTTTACATTAATTCCACCACCAGAGTTAATATTTAACTCGAATGTATTAGAATTATTTGTTCCAAATTCTTTAGTTCCATACCATCCATAAGTCATAGAACTACCATTGCCTTTATACCAAGTAGCATTACCAGTAGTATCTATCAAGTCAGTCCACAATGGAGCAATCAAATAATTGTATACTGAGTTTCTAGAACCACCTGCAGCCAAACCACTAAGATCTTGTCCACCACAACAACCAGCACCAGGAATGTTACCACTGGTGAAACTTACTAGACCATTAGAGTACATCCAAGAGTTAGTAAAGTTTTGTCCGTAGAATGGAAATGTAAAACCAAGCGGAACATGTGAAGATCCATCATCACCCAGTTGCAATCTAGTAGCGCCAGCAGTGCCAGCAATATTCTCTAGTGGTAATGCAGCAGAACCAGTAGCAACAGATACAGCCAAACCTGCTCCCCCAGGAAGTGGAACAGAAACAATAGTACCAGTTCCACCATTCACTGGCGTTACAGTCATACCTTGTGGGTTAAAAACTACTTGTGCCTGTGCTCGTTGACAGGATCCCAGCCCTGCAACAAGAACGGCAGATACTAGTACCGCAAGGAACTTCATGGTTTAATCTTTGCTTTTTACTTTTTGTGGCTGACGATCTGGATTTGCTATCCAAATTTCTTTGGCTTGCTCACCGATCTTACCATCAACTGGGCATGGTGTTCCTGCATTCATCATTGCTGAGAATACTCGTTCATCTTGACACATAACAGCAACTGCTGCTACTTTCATACCCATATCATAAACACCACGAGCCAACTTTAATCTTTCGCAGTTCTTATCAGTAGTAGCACCACCGAAAGAAATACCAAGAATTTGAGTTTGTGCTGCACCTGAGTAACCAACGGCACAAACATCACTGTTGATGATTGTTACTGCTGGAGCAACTGCGGTTGGAGGAGGGGAGATAACTTTAGTAGTAGTGCTACCATTGTTAGTATTTGTGCTAGTGCTATTGCTAGTTTGAGTGCTTGTGCTTGTGCTAGTGCTTGTTGAAGTAGAGTCTGAAGTAGATCTACTGGTTGAATCAGTAACGATTGGGTCAGTTGCCCAAGCGTTTGCCGACAGTAGCATTCCAGCCACTGTTAGCATTGCGCATAATTTTCTCGGAGATACGCCAATTCCTGTTAAACTCTTAGCCATCTTTCTATCCTTGCTAACACCTTGTGAGTGTATTTTGTTTTAATTGGTAATTAAAATTATAACAGGATTCAGATTGTACTACACGAAATTCAAACAGGTATTGTTTACAGGGTTATAGGAATCCATAACCACAATGCTTGGGACATTAGTAGTGCAGCAGTTACGCCAACTCCAATGCTTGCCCAATACATACGCATGTTAACTGCTAAAATTGAAGCTGTTAGCAGAACGATTGCGATTTGAAATAATGAACCAGCGTAAGTATAGAATGGGCTTCTTGCTTTCGCTTCGGCTCTACCAGCTTCTAACTTTTTTGCTTTTTCCATTAACTCTTTTTTACCTTCGCCAGTTTTTGGATCAGATTCGTAACGATCGATTTTGGCTTGCAATTTTGCAGCCTTTACGGTATCTTTACGGAACTGTGCATCGTCCAATGACTGTTCGGCTAAGGTTTGTTTAATTGCTTTGGCTTGATAAAATGCCCAAGTATTATTCGCTTCAATAGTATTATTGAGGATTTTACTTGAGTTTGAACCACCCATTAAAGTGTTGATAGCAAGCAATGCTGCTAAAACGCAGATCACTAGACCTGCTTTGTCTTTAATTTGTGCTTCTCTCTCAGAACGAGAAAGTGGTTTTACCTCTGTTTTTACATCTGCCATGATTCTTGTCCATTGTTGTTATAATTATCAGAACAATACTATTTAGGGTTTTTTGGAACTGCTCTTGGTTTTCCGTCTTTATTTGACCAATCTACGATAAAATCAGGTGGAACTGCAGAAGTAAGTCTTCCAGCTGAATCTGTATCTAATGGGGTATCTGTTAGATGTCTATCAAAACCCTTTAATGTAGATTCATCTTCAACTGGAGGTGGACTTATTTGCCAATCAAGTTCTTTACCTTCTTCCATACCCACTGGTGTGGTAGTAAAGTCTGTGGTTTCGACTCGGACTCCTGCGCTTGGATCAAGTTCGTCTCCGATGACGGTAGTGCTTTCTGTTGCTCGTTGTTCCACACTAGGTTCTGTGGCTGGCTCGTTTCCTGTACTGGTGTCTCCACTGGTGTTGGTTGGCTCTGGACCACCAAATCTTCTGAAGAATCGTTCTTTAATTCTGTCGATTTTGGAACTTTCGGTTTGCGTGGTTTCCTCGGTGCTGTCGACTTCTTCGCTGGTGTTTTCTTCGCTGGTTGATTCATTTTTCTCTTCCTTTGTGACTGGCATTGATGCTGCCATTAATAATAGAACTGCTAACGGATCAAATACAATAACAATCATAATGATTACAATGCGTACTGCTTTTTCTAAGATACCCTGATCAGGATTATCTCCATAAAGCAATGCTGCAATGTATTTAATTGGACCAACTTCAGCTTCTACTTTTCTTAGTTCAGCTGCAATTGGTGCTCGTTCTTCATTTAATCTGGAGATTCTGGTTTGAGCAGATCCAATCTCAGTAAGTAGTGAGGCTCTTTCCTTTTGCTGTCCTCGTCTAATCTGTAAAGATCTCTCTGCTCCTTTGTCATCTGTCGTTCTTGAGAGCGACTGATCCACCTGAGCGTCCATCTGTTTGAGTTGTCCTCTTGCTGCCTCGACATTTTCTTTTTCCGTCTTAATTTTTTGGTCGATAATTTCTAACTTTGTTGCTACATCACCAGTAGGAACTGCTTGATCTAAGTGTGCCTTAGATAAGAAGCCAAAAATACCCATTGATGTTAGGGACATTAAAATAACAAGAGCAACAGTGAAGTATGCTCTCATCAAGAATGGAACAAATTTCCAAGATCTGTATAACCAAGAAGCAACAACCAATTTTGCAAACTCTAGCACTCCACCCATAATCATAATAGGGATCATTGCTGCAGCAAAAATGGCTGCAAGACCAGCGATTGAATAATACGCTGATACTATTGATAACGCTACTGCTGTAAAATACAGCAAATATGTCATTTGCTTACTTGTTTGATATGTGACCTGTGTATCCTGCATTGAATTTGTCCATTGTACCATTCATCTGGTTTCTCTAGTACTTCGTTAAGGAACTGCTCTTTTGCTTCATAATATGATGTTGAACCTTTATTTAGGCAAAAATGCAGAATTTCTCGTTTGAAGTTTTCTTCACCGAGTTTTGCAACATCTGCTTTCACATCTTCAGAACTAGACCAGTATGTTCGCCAGTCTGATTCCACTTTTGTGCGTTTCTTTTTACCTTTTATTATACGCTGTTTTGAGAACCAAAGCAACTTTTTTCCAATGTATTTCTTGCCATTTGCAAGATTGGTTATTAGGTATACGAAGCCAGACCACTTTTCAATGTCCTCACCATCGTATACCTTATCTTTATAATGCCATGTCACTCGTCTTCCTCGTCATAGTCTTCCTCTTCATATATATCGGCAGAGCAGACTGGACAATAGACGATGTCTTCCAATTGGGTATCACTACCCTTGATAATAATTTTACCTTCTGAGTTACACTCTAAACATTCGAAGTGTTTTGTGGTCATGCTGCTTTCCCCCAAACATCACCCCAATCGCCAGACAACGCACCTTTAGCATAGTCAGTCACACGATTCTCAAAGAAATTGCCGTGTACTGGTGCGTTAATCATTTCTTCAACCCATGGTAGTGGATTCTTCTTAACTTTAAAGATACCTTTCATACCAAGACTAATCAATCTGCGATCAGCAATGTAACGAATGTATGTTTTAACATCTGATGCAGATAGTTCACGCATATCACCTTGAGCATAGCAAAGGTCAATAAACTTGTCTTCTAACTCTACCATCTTTTCAGCAATGGTGTAGATTTTAGACTTTAGTTCATCATTCCAAATTTCTGGATTCTCTTTTACATACTCTTTAAACAAACGAATCATTGACTCAGCATGCATTGTTTCATCAACAATCGACCAAGTAACGATCTGCCCCATACCTTTCATAAGACCATGGCGAGGAAAGTTAAGAAGCATAATAAAAGAACTAAACAACTGCATTCCTTCAGTAAATGCAGAAAATACAGCAATATGCTCAGCAGTAGAAGCAATTGTGCCATTTCTACTAGAAATGTCCAAAACATAATCATGTTTGTCCTTCATCTCCTGATACTCTAGGAATTGATTGTAAGTAGTTTCAGGTAAACCCAATGTTTCAATCAGGTGACTATACGCTGCAATATGTAATGCTTCTCTTGCAGCAAAACCCATCAACATCATTCTTACTTCTGGTTGAGGGAAATAAGGAAGATAATTATTAACATAACCACCAGCAACATCAATGTCTCCTTGGGTGAAGAATCTAAAGATGTTCGTGAGAAAAGTTTTTTCTTCATTTGTTAGTTTCTTTTTCCAATCTTTGACATCCTCTGCCATTGGTACTTCTGAGTGAAGCCAGTGTGCTTGCTCATGCTTCAACCAAGCATCATATGCCCATGGATAGTTAAATGGTTTAAAATGGTTTCTTGTATCTGTTAATCTTGTTTTTGTTTTAGTTATCATTTTTCTCTCTTGTTACCAATGTCTCCAAACACCAGCGATGATGTGAAGACAGGTTATCATTTCTACGATACGCATGATCCAATATACAACAGGATCATCCATATCAACCCTCGCATGCTAGACATTCATTACCTTCCGTTAAATCGTGAAGGTTAATTTCTTTTATGATTTCTCGTTCAATGCGTTTAGAAACTTTATCTGCTTTGGCAATTTTGTCACTACGGCAGTAGTATAAGGTTTTAAGTTTTTGCTTCCATGCTTGGAAGTGAACAGCGTGTATGTATTTAATATGGCTGTCAGGTCTAAAGAAAAGATTAACTGATTGAGCTTGGTCGATGAATTCCTGTCTATCACTAGCGTGTTGGATAAGCCATCTCTGGTCAATTTCCATACTTGTTTTGAATACATCTTTTGTCCAGTCGTCCATCCATGTGAGATGCTGTACTGACCCATCGTTTGCGATAATGCTTGACCAAATTTCATTATAATCCTCTGTTGATACTGCGCCACTTTCGTCAGCCAAATGATTCTCAATAACTTTATCCAACCAACGATTCTTATTTAAGTGAGAACCTGATAGAGTGTCTTGGCGATAAGCGTTAGCCCTATAAGGTTCAATACTAGGAGAGGTATTCCCCATAAGAATGGAAGAAGAAGCATTGGGAGCAATTGCCATAAGATGGCTGAACCGATTGCCAGTACCCACAGCGTCCAGTGCTTCACCTCTTTCCAATCCCAATTTCTTGTTCGCTGCATCTAATTTTTCTCTTATATTTTTGAAGATGTTTTTGTTTCTACCGACAGCAAGTGAAGACTCCCACGGTAACGAATTTCGTTGTAGATAAGCATGCCAACCGAGAGCACCGATACCAATGCTTCGCTCACGCATTGCAGAATACTTGGCTCTTTTGATCGCAGAAGGAGCATGATCAATAAAATATTGAAGAACATTGTCAAGCATCTCTGCAACATCAGCAAGGAATAAAGGATCGTCTTTCCATTCATCATAGTACTCCAAGTTTAAAGAAGATAAACAACAAACAGCAGTGCGCTTTTCATTTGTTGGCAAAATAATTTCAGAGCAAAGGTTTGATTGATTAATCTGTAAACCTTTATCCTTCAACCATTGAGGCATCTTACGATTAGATTCATCAATAAAGTGAATATATGGTTCACCAGTTTGCATGCGCAACTCTAATAGTTTCTGCCAGAGTTCTTTTGCTGATACAGTTTCACGAACTTCTTTTGATGCTGGGTCAACCAACTGCCACGAATCATCAAAGTTTGGATCAAGCATACACTGCTCAATGATTTCCATAAAGCGATCAGGAATATTAATCCCGTGGTGCATGTTAAGAGTACGCATGTTTTGATCGCCTGTCGGCTTGCGCATCTCTAGAAAGTTTATGATATCTGGATGGTCAATAGACAAGTAAGCAGCATAAGAACCCCTGCGAGTACGACCTTGACGGTATGCCAAAGAACTGGCGTCATACATTTTGAGGTGAGGCATGACACCTGTAGATTTATCGTCTGCTGAACGAATACCAAAACCGATACCAACACCACCCCCAAGCATAGACAACCAATTAGTTTCTGAAAGATTATCAACTAGACCCTCCGCAGTATCTTCAATGTAGTTAAGGAAACATGATATAGGCAAACCACGCTTGCTGCGACCAAAAGATAAAATGGGAGTAGAATAAGACAACCAATGCTTACTGCTATACTCGTATAATCTCTGCGCATGTTCAGGGTTGCTCCCAAATTGACTTGAAACAAAGGCAAATCTTTCTTGTGGACTTACCTCATCATCCTTCATATAAGATTCTTTTAATCTAATTCTTCCTAACTCGTCAAACAGATTATCTCTGGTGTAATCAACCTTAATGCCATGCACAATCTCTTGCATTTAAATACTCCATTTATAATTATCGTAACTCAATGAAATGACAGATTTTATAAATAAAGATAGGAGGAACTATGATCTATCTTTACATAAAAACCCATAATATCACTGGGTTGAAATACTTAGGCAAAACCATTCAAGACCCATACACCTATAAAGGATCTGGGAAACGCTGGCTATACCACCTTAAAAAACACGGTAACGATGTCACTACAGAAATCGTAGGACAGTTTACCACCATAGAAGAATTAACAGAAACATCAATTCCTCTATCTGAAAAACTTAACATTGTTGATTCTAAACAATGGGCTAATCTTCGACCAGAATCAGGAGATGGTGGAGACACTTCACAATACATAGATTATTCTAAATTAAATCGTGGTAAAGGTCAATCCTACGAGCAACGATATGGTATCGATAAAGCCAATGAACTAAAACAACTCCGTTCTAAAAAACTATCTGAAACAAGAAAAGGTAAAACCTACGAAGAAATATATGGCGAAGACGAAGGTAGGAAAATGCGAGAGCATCGTTCAACACAACAATCTAAACTCAACGAAGGTAGAATCCTTTCCGATTCAGCTAAAAATAAAATTCGACAAAAAGCGATTGGACGAATTCAAATAAGATGCTCTTGTGTAGTATGCAAATCTGAAGTTTCTATAAACAACATCACAAACCATTACAAGAGACATTAATCAATCCCTACTCCGAAAACAAATTTGATACGGTTGGCGACTACCTTGCCATCATATCGTGTGTCGTTGGCAATATCTAAACATTCGTTGATGATTAGTTCGGCAAACTTTTCCATAAACTTAGTCTGCCCTTCCCAAGAAGGATCAGATTCAAGTTTAGCTGCTTGGTCCCAAAATTGTTTAATTCGTGCGTTCATACATTACCTAATCCTATTCTACTATAACCTAACTTGGACTTAATCTCTTTACGGTCTCTGTTCTTCTCTGGTTTCCATGCTCTTGGATCAACTGTTTCACCAGTTAATTCATAACGAAAGTCTGGATCATAGACCATATATCCTAGTTTGTTCCATTTGATCTCTCCCGCATCAAAAAGAAAGATACAACCACGACACATACAGAAACTGGCACCATTATCACTCATTACATTGCCATTTACTGTGCCAACATATTTGACAACATTACCCTTGTGCATTTCTTTAAGTGCTTCGTAGTAGTCAATCATTTTTGTTCCATCTTACTAAAGTCAGGATCCTTGCTGTACCCGATATTAAAGTTACCAAGTTTCCACCAAATATAGCGTCCACCATAATCACAGGTTTGTACTGTAAATCCAAGAAACTTAAAATGTGTAGTCCATTCAATCATCACATAAATCCTTCATCATAGGGAATACTTCAGCGATAACTTTAGCAATTTCTCTTGCAATATCAGCATGTTCTTTCTGAGTGCCATTCGCCATTCTTAGTTCACAGTAATGTACCCAGCTTCTAAGTGTACCATTCATGTATAAACGAGAAACAGTTAAACCTTCTGGCAGTACTGCTCTTGCCTGTTCCTTCGCAATACCATTATCAATTGCCCAAGCGTATGCTTCTTGAGCTTCTTTAATCACTCGCTTTTGTCTTTCTTCCCACCAAGCAGCCAATGCTAGATTCGTATTCTCAACACTATTTTGACGATTCTTCGTATCTTGGAGTCGGGCTTCCCTAAGAACGAAAGATAAGTCCTTTGTTGGATCAGCATATCGCTGACTGAATTCTTGGAACGAGAAAGAGCGGTGACGCAAGATTTGTCTTGCTATATCACGAGTAGTTTCAATTTCTAAGCAAGCACTTACCATCTCCAATGGTGACCAGTGTTGGTGCTTGATTAAATACTTAATTAACTTCTCTGATGTCTCTGTGTTGAACTGGTTGCTTGGATTACTCACTCTTGCACAGAAGGCAACTAACTCCTGCACATCTAACAAACCTTCATCATACATCTCTCGACTCGGTTTGCTATAACTAATCATTCTTACATTCATACTTTTTTCCATGTACTAAACTTCAATTTTGCTTCCATACCTGTGAAGGTATTCGTATTTATCAATTCTAAAATTTCAGTTGGAGTCCTGCCAACCAAAATCATTTCATTAATATCTTTTTCTTTAACAGTGTCAGGATACATTACTACATTATACCCTTTGTCAATGTATTTAGACAACTGTTTTGTAATTTCTTTTGAACGAGGTTCATTGTCCATTACTATCGTTGCATTAGTAAGCAACTGCCTAATAGTAGGGGTGTCAAAACTGCTTCCAGAAACTGCGATTGCATTAGGTAAGAATAACGAATCCAGTGGTCCTTCCACAACATATATTCTTCTACTGAAGTCGATGCGTTCCATTCCATAGATCTTCTCCTCATCCTCATTGATTTTGATGGTATAATACTTAGGCTCTTCACTACCGAATGCTCTACCTTGATAAGCAATTACCTTACCATGAGAATTGAAGTAAGGGATTACCAACCTTGGATGTTCATCCTTAATTGGTTCTTGAAACTTGGGTGTAATTGTATTTGTATATGCTTTAAATTTTGAAGCAAAGTACAGTAGATTCCACTTGTCTTTTGGAATGTTTCGCTTGGCAACATACTGAACTGCTGGATGAGTTTCAGGCATCTTGTCAATTCGTTTTAGAGAAGCGAGAACATCATCTTCCAACTCTGTAATATCTACAGTAGCAGTCTCTGGAATATATTGACCAATCTCTTTGTGATCATTATAACGAGTTGCACCACTCTTGTATCGTTCAATTACATACTCATCATATAGATTAGAGTCAACAAATTTAATAAGGTTTCCAATGTTGGTACTGTATCCGCACTTGTGACACTTTACCAAAAGATCTTGTTTGCGTTTGTAGATAAACCCTCTTGCCTTGCGAGGATTGTTCTTGCTGTCGCCACAAACTGGACAACTGTAGTTCCAAAGAAAATCATTCTTCTTTGTAAAGTTGCGAAGTCTGGTGCTAAGAAGGGATGCGTACTTTGAGTCAATATGTAACATAGTATAATTATACCATAGAAATGAAAAAAAGCAAACTAAAAAGTTTGCCTTTTCTGCAACAATTAAGTTGTTGTTACTTCATCAATTTTGCAAAGAACTCTAGATGACCCATCAGGTAACCAATTACAATTGCACCACCAACAATCATCCACTTCCATCTTTCGAGAAGATCAACACGGGATTTCATTTCATCAATTTTACCAGCCATACTCTTATGTTGATCAGCGTCATTCTTTGCCAGTTCATCAATTTTATTATCAATATGGTCAGTGATCTCACGAGTTGTGGTCGTGATCCTTGAGTGTAACTCTTTGATATCTTGCTTTACGGCAGCGACATCTTCTTTAATACCTTCTACTTGCGCTTCCAATTTCGCAATCCTCTCGATATCTATTGCCATGTTACTT